GCTAATGATAACATAGGATGAACGCTCCGTTCCGCGACTTACTTGCGTTCGCTATTCGGAAATAGCGAATGAACGATGGTAATATTATACCATACTATCTAGACATTGACAACTGTAACACAAGATACAATTTAATATCTCTTAACTAGTTGCCTTGTTCTTCCCATGCCCCTGACTCCATTAGCAATATGCTCACCAGCAAGTTCGGGATTACAATTACCACAGGTGAATACATCAACTGCTGCTTGTCCTTTCTCTGGCCAAGTGTGAATACTGATATGAGATTCCGAAAGTAATGTGAACGCTGTCACTCCACAAGGATCGAACTTCCATGAATCTGTTTTAAGAACTGTAGCACCAGCAATCTTTGCTGCCTCTACTAACAATTGTTTTAAAAAGTTTTCATCATCTAAAGCACTAGGATCACATTCATAGAGATCCAACATAAAATGATCACCCATAGTAATTACCGTGTTAAGTTAACCAAAATCTATCTCTCTTACCTTTCCCAACTACGATACGATTACACTTCATAACCGTTGAAAGGTATCCCATTTCAATAAGTTGCCTAGCAACTGGAGCAGCAGCAAAGAAATTTCTATAGAATAAAACATCGTCGAAATATTCTACAGGGATTGGGTTTCCATCTTGATCAAATCCCCCGAAGGTTTTGTTTTCTCCTGGGAAACCTTCTCTATGATATCTAATACATAGAGTATTTTCTTTACTACCTGCCATTATTTTTTCTTAGTTGGATTCCAGAGTTTTGGATTAGATCTGCCTTCTGTTTGAGTAAAACCAATCAAATCCTCTCTATATTTATCCCAATACTCATCGAAAATATCAACTCTTTTACCAGCCATGACGATATCCCAGTGAGTAGTTTCCCCCTGAATGTATTCGACAAGATAAGCAGTACAGGGAAGCGCTCTGTCTTGTGCTAGGGTGGGATCACAATCCCTGTGAATCATACGAACAGAACCCACTAAGAGCGACCTCCCCACTGAATAGAGGGGAATGCTTCTTCCACACACGCCTTAGTAATTTTATATTTCTTTCCAAGAGTTTTGTCTTTCACTAAACAAAGAACCCGTGCTTCATCTTCATGAAGACCTTCGAGCATCTGAATGAACAAAGATTCTCTCTTCGATTGTTGAAGGGAGTTGCTACCACCTTTAAAAAACAGATACAATTTACGGAACTCATGTTCTAATTTTGTATGCTCAGTACCAGCGGGAGCATCATTGGGAACATAAGGAACTTCGCCTTTTGGTAGCATACTAATTACACTGTCATCGTAGTTAGCAATAAGAAGCGATCTGAGTGCTGGGGTATTATATTGACGGAGAAGTTTCACCTTCTCCACTTTTGTTTTGGCATTGCTCACTTTCTGGAGCACTTCAGAAATTAAAAGTTTCATTGTTAAAAATTGTATAGGTCTTTGGTTGATCTACTTACCAAGTATTTAGGGATTCAGTCATCATACTCCTCCTCATCCATATCGTCAATGAATCTTACAGCTAAAAGTTCTTCATTAATCATAAGACCATCATCATCATACATTTCTGGATGGAGTGGTTGATCTCCACCAGACATCATATTGTACAGAAAATCATTTGCTGTCCAACCAATCGTTACACCCACTACGAAAAACAAAAGAGTAATCATAGTGGAGAAGAAAAGAATTACGGAAGTTGACATTGGGGTTCTCCTCTCTAGTTATGTGCCCCCCAGGTTATTTCAAATCTTAACTCGATTTCTTTTCCGAAGAGGGATATTGACTGTCCTACTTTCAAACCTTTTCTTTTAGGTTCAACCTTTTGTTTGTCCCTCCTGAGCATAAGCTCTACACCTTTATTTATCTTTAAATCCTGACTCATTTTCTAGAAGAGACCATTCCTTTCTCGACAAAATACTTCACAGATTCTACCAGACTTCCGATAAATTCTCCATCAACTGTCATGACTGGATATCCATTAGCTTTAGGGTACATTTCCAGCAATTCTTCTCTGGTAAAATCAATGTCCAATTTTTTTTCTATGTATGGAACATTTGCCCTATGAATTAATTCTTTAATTCTAGTACAGTGTCCACATCCTTTCATAGTGTAGATAATAAT